GGGAGTAGAGGGCGTTGGCGATGGCGATGCCGTCAAAGACGCTGCCGCCAGGGCTGTTGATGTGGACGTTCAGCTGCCGCGCCTGCACGCTGCCGAGCTCCCGCTGGAAGGTGTCGGCGCTAATGCCGTCCCAGCTGATCTCGTCGTAGATGAGGACGTCGGCCTCGTCGGCGCTGATCGCCTTGATGCTGTACCAGCCGTCAGCCTGCGAGTGGGGGGCCCGCTGGCCCGTCGAACGGACCCCCCTGCTCTCGCCTGCGACAACGTGACTGACAACGTTGTCACGGTCCGCCGCGGCAGCCCCGCCGAGCAGAACCCTGGAAGCCGTGATGGGGAAGCCGGCAGACGCGCGGGACACCACCCGCACCCGCTCGGCCCTGGACGGGACGCGCACCTCAGACTCCGACTCTCCCCGCGAGTCAACACTCATGATGCGTTACTCCTCGTCCTCGCCGCTACTGCCCTTGCCGCGCTTGACGACCTTGCAGCGGCACTCGTTGCCGTACTGCGCGCCGACGCAGTGCACGTAGCCCGAGCCGCCCGGGTAGTCGGCGTAGGCCGCGGCCCTATTGCGGTACGTCCGGCCGTTGTTCTGCGCACACGGCTCGCATGTGTTGTCGTCGTCCACGGCGACCGCGACCCACCGTTGCGCGGCCTGCATGTCCGGCAGGCCAGCCAGGGCGGCCAGTTCGGGGCCGAGGGGCAGCGCGTTCGACGGCTCGTCCGGCCCCTCCTCGTCGGCGACCGGACCCGCAGCAGGAACAGCAGGCGCGGGCGGCGGCGTCGGCAGTTCGAAGCCGAGCATGGGGAGGATCGTCGGAGCGAGCAGCGGTGCCCGGGTCACGAGCTTGATGAGTAGCTCACGGTCCTGGTCCGCGCCCGGCTGCCCGAAAGCAATCTCGGGAAGGTCCAGGGCAGCCAGCACCTCCGGCCCGTAGGCGCCGGCCTCGATCAGCTCGCGCGCCGCGGCGGCCTTCGCGGTCAGTTCCCGTGCGGCCAGGTCGCGGTCCTCGGCGACGGGGTTCTCGTAGTCGAACTCCATACCTTGCGCGGCCTTACCGAAGAGCGGCAGGAGGTCATGGTTGAGTGCTGCCTTGATGCGCTCAAGGCGGGGTATGACGAGCATCTCCGCGAACCACGTGGAGGACGCTTCGGCGGTCGCCCGGTTGACGTCGGCGACCTCGCCGAGTGCGAACGCTGGGATCCCGAACGCCTCGCGGATCACCTCACGGCTGACGCTGCGCAGCTCAACGAACTGCATGTCCCGCTGCGTGAACTTCCGATCAACCCACTTGCCGTGCTCCAAGATCGCGACCCTGTGAGCGTTCGCGACACCGCGATGCTGCTCGTTCCAGCGCTCCCGCAGCTCGTCGAACTGGGTGTCGGAAAGCGGGGTCGGAACCTCGATGATGCCGCCTGGCTCCGCGCTGTTCAGGAAGAAGTTGCGGTTCCACTCGGCGCTGTACCGGGTGGCGTCGAGGTCGGACAGGATCGACTGCACTGGCCCCATGCCCCGGTACGGGTCGAGGGGGTTGGGCATGCGCAGCTGAATGACCTGATCCAGCTCAAGGGGGATCTGCTCGCCGCTCGGCCCGCTGTACACGTAGCCGGCGAGGTAGCGGTCCGGGTCCGGGACGGGGGTCATGCGGTCCGGGCGGACCGGCCACAGCTCCAGCGGGATCGACGAGGATCCATGCCGGCCGATGACCCACCAGGACTCGCCCGTCAGCTCGAGGTGCTGCTGGCCGACCTCCACGAACTCCTGCCGCGGCATGAACCCGTTCGGCTTGCGCCACAGGTCGAGGGCGGCGTGCGAGGTGACCTCAACGCGGTCCTCGTCTTTGCCAGACGCGGCGCTCCGCCAGAGCTTCCACTCGACCTGACTCGTGGCGTTCGACAGCCGGTTGACGATAGCGAAGAGGGTGCCCACGGATCCCATCGCGGCCATCTGCGCTGTGGCGTCGCCTCGACCGGCGAAGCTCAGGAACGACTGGGTGCGCGGGGAGAACGGCACAGGCGGCTCGGCGGTGGTGGCGCGGTTGCGGAGGCTCCTGAGGAAGGGCTGTCGCACGGTCACCTCCTGCCGGAGTCCGAGAGCCAGCGTTCGAGGAGGAGGAGGCCTACGCCCGCCGCCATCCAGCCCGCCGGTTCATAAGTCATGCCAATGCCAATTGCCATGAGCATAAGCCCTACTGATACAAGTGCGATAGGGATGACCTGTCGGAGTCTTGACAGCACTGCCTGACGCATGGGTGAGCCCCCTGACGGTTGGACGGGTTAGAGCCAGCGGACGCGGGTGCGGCCGGCCGAGTAGAAGGCGAGGAGCAGGGCGTCAGCGTTGTCGGGCGACCGCCCGAGTCGCTTGATGATCTCGGCCTTAGGCTCGACCTTGATGCGACCCTGCGGGTCGACCTCCCACCGCGGCTCTAGAAGTTGAGCCACCGCTGTGTCGGCGTTCTCGGCGCGGGACAGGTCCCAGCCCTGCCGCTCGGACAGGCCCCGGCCGACCTCCCACCACAGCTCGGCTCTCAAGTTGGCGTACTTGCCGGGGTCGCTTGCCTTCTCGCCGACGTTGACACCGATGATCTGCGCGGTGTGTTCACGCCGGTTGGCTGCGTTGCGGAGTTCGCCGATGACGCCGAAGCCGACGCCGATGGAGTCGATCTTTACGGCGGTGGCGCCGGTCTCCTTGATCGCCTGAATGATCAACGGCGCGATCTTCTCCGGCCTATCGGTGTGCGCCCGCCACTCCCTGCCGGCCCGGATCCCCCGCCGCTCCCGGACCACCGTCTCGTCCCCGCCACCACCGACGTCTACGCCAAGCTCGACCGGCTCGACCGGATCCGCCGCCACGGTCTCCCGCTCGATCCGGCACGCGGCAACGTCACTGGCGCGCACTACCTGGTTGGGGGCGTCGGCACTGAACTCCCCCAGCACCTTGGATCGGTACAGGGGGTTGTCCTCGCCCCACTCGCCAGCCTTCTCCTCGACCCACTCCCGGCTCACGAGCGCCTGAGCGACCGACTCGGGCACTTCCTCGCCGGTCAGGTTGGGGGACTCGAAGGCGGAGATGCCGATCACGTGCCAGCCCGAGCCCGGAGTACACACCTTGCGGAAGTGGCTGGCGGGGTTGTCAGGGTTGCCGATCGCCAGCATGCGGCAGTCCGTGTTGGTGGTCAGGGCGTCCGCCGCCACCCACAGCTGCTCGGGGATGCCGCACGCCTCATCGAGGATGACGAGCACATACCGGGCGTGAATCCCCTGGAACGCCGACTCGTCGTGGTCAGCGGGTTTGCGACCGAACGCCACTAGCTCGTCGTCCAGGTGCCATTCGGTTTGATTCACGCGGCCCGGCAGTTTGCCGGCCTTGTGTACGCGGCGGATGTACCGCCACAGGATCGCCCGGACCTGCGCGTAGGTGGGCGCCGAGGTGACGACGAACGCGCTGCCTGGCGGGTGGGAGTCAAGCCACCAAGACGCCACCAGGCTTGCGGTGTGGGACTTGCCGACGCCGTGACAGGAGCGGACCGCGGTCCGGCGGTGCTCGACGATCGACTGCATGATCTGCCGCTGCTTCGACCACACCACCTGCCCGAGCCGCTCCCTCACCCAGCCAACCGGGTCGTGCTGGTAGCGGGCCTGTCGGCCTGCCGACTCCTGGCGGTCCACCGCAGACTTCAGCTGGTCCCGGACCGTGCGCAGCTGCCGGGTGTCGCCGGCTCGGACGAGAGCGGCGATCTGTCGGCGGATCTGGTCGAGGTCAGGCGCTGTCGTCATCGGCGTCGGCCGGCTTGGTGAGGCGGTCGAGGAGGCTGCCTATCTCCGCGCCGAGGCTCTCGGCATCGACGCTGACCTTGGTAGCGGCGTCGAGGCCGTACAGCTTGCGGAAGGACTCGCGGAGGGCGCGGAGCTCGCGGATCGCCGCCAGCTTGGGACCGGGGTCCGGGATGGGGGTGCCGTCGTCGTCCTTGACGATCCGGCCGTGGGAGACCGTGACGTGGTCGGTCTCGAGAACGTCAAGGGCTGCGACGTACAACTCGTCGAGCTGCTGCGCCTCGACCTCGATGAGGCGTTTCACGGAGTCCTCGAGGACGCGGCGCTTGGCGGTCTGCAGGGCGCGCCATGCATGGCTGCGGTCGTAGTAGCCGAGGGCTTCCGCGATCTCGGTGTAGTTGGCGCCGCGGGCTCTCATCTCGGCGGCGCGAGCGTCACGTTCGGCTGCGCTGAGCGTGTACTCGAATCTGTGGGCGCCGTCCCGAGGCTGATCCGATCCCATGATTGGCCTCCCTCCTGGCCCCAGGATGGCACGGAGGGCAGCAAATTGGCCCGCCTCCCGAGGTGCGAGATGCGGGCCAATAGCGGGCCAATCCATGGCGGTGGGTGGACTATGGAGCCAGTCGACCCAAGGAGGAGCCATGACCGAGACGGTCAATGAAGGCTGGGCCCTGGAGCACCAGCTCCAGGGCCTCAACCAGATCAGGAGCCGACCCGGGCCGCCCGACGGGGAGGGACGCCGGTGGCTGCTGCGTGAAACAACAGGGCTGGTCAGCTACCACTGCAACTGCGGTTGGAGTACGGGCTGGGTGCCACGGGAGACCGTCCCCCTGCCCGACGAAGCTCACCGGCTGCACCCGGCGCCGGGCTACTCGTCGTAGTCGGTCTCATAGTCCTGCTCCCACCGGTCCCAGCGGCGGTCTTCCTGGGCGAGTTTCCAGCCGGTGAGTTCCCAGGCGGGGAGGGGTTCGGGGGTGGCGTCGGGGGCGAGGTTGTTCACGGCGTCTCCTAGGCGGCGAGGCGGTGGGCGGCCTGCGTGAACTGGGCAGCGGCCGTCTTGTCCTTGGGCCGGTAGACGGCGAGGCGGGCGGCGAACGTGGCGCGGTCATAGAGCTTGACTGCGACGGTCTTGGTGGTGCGGCCCTTCAGCTTGATCGGGGCGGTGGTGGTGGCGGCGGGCTGGACGCGGTTGGAGAAAGCGCCGGCGAACCGCTTGGCGGTGGCGGTGTCGATGCCGGCGGCGATGAGGTGGGTGCGGGCGGTCTGGGGGGTGCCGGTGGCGACGGCGCGGACCGCCTTGCGGGTGGCGCGGTGGGTGGTGGCGCGGTCGCGGGTGATGCGGCGGGCGGTGCGGGCCTTGGCGTTCATCGGGTACCCCCTTGCTCGTTATCTTGTAGCTACAAAGCTACCCCCTTTTGTAGCTACAAAGCAAGGGTTTGGAGGCAGGAACTTGTAGCTACGAACCCGCGGCAGTACCTTGGGCGCATGGCCCCCGAAACCGAGTACGACCAGCCCCGTCAATTCCGAGTCCCAGACAGCGAGTGGCTGCCCTTCGAAGACGCCACTAAGGCGCAGCACCCCACTGGCCGCGGACCCCGTGCGCGCGTCCTAAGGGAGTTCATGCGGTGGTACATGCGGCGGCCCGGCGCCAAACTCCCGGAGCGCCCCCCGGCGGGGCCGTGGTCGGAAGCGCCCTCAGATCAGGCGTAACCCGGCCCGTCCCCTCACCCCGAGACCCCCATACCCGGCAGAATGCCCGGCATGGGGGTCTCTGACGTCTCGTACATGGTTCGCGGCCGGACGCAGCAGCAGTGCCAGGCCGCGCTCGATGCGTTGTGCCGGCGGCTGGGTGCGGTGGCGACGTCGGCGCCGGCGCAGTCGCTGGGTGGGGGTTGGATCGCGCGAGCGGTGGAAATGCCGGCGGCCCCGGCCGGTGAAGGCCAGGGCCGCGAGGGGTAGGGCTAACAGTCGCAGTACTCGTCCAGCTGCATGCATTCGTCACAGCGGGGGCAGTCACAGCCGCATACGTGGCCGGCGCCGCAGCCGCACTGGCACATGCCTTCACCGCAGGGCTCGTAGCTCATGTGGGTCTCCTTCACTGCTTGTTGATCGTCTTGGCGAACAGGCCGCGGGTCTGCGTGCTGACAGTGTGGTGCTGCTGACTGACAGGCCCGGTGTAGTGGTGGGTGTGCACGCTCGGCATGGCCGTGCTCGCGCGGTTAATCAGCCGGGCGAAGGCGAGGATGGGCACAGCGATGACGGCGGGAACAGCGCAGATCATGCCGATGACGGCAGGGTCGGCATAGTCGGAGGCGATAAGGATGCCGATGGCGATGAGTCCGGGCGGCACGGTGGCGAGTCCGGCGGTGAGCATGAGGACGCTGACGTCGGTCGCGCGCTGGCTCATGGGCGGCCGTCCGGGCTGGGGCACGGGCTCGGCGGCTCCGATGGCAGGGATCGGGGTGGGGTCTCGATAGGCGGTGGGGGCCATGGCTTCTTCGACGGCCTGGATGATCCGGGCGGCGTGCTCGCGGTCGGCATCGGTGGTCATGCTTGTCTCCTTTAATGCGGTTTATGCCGACTGACAGGCATGGCGGTGTCAGGGCGGGGTGTCAGGGGGGTGTCAGCTCACGCGCGCGCACGCGTTGTCTAAGGCCGGCGGGGGTGTCAGGGCTTCTGACACCCCCGCTGACACCTGCTGAGGGTGTCAGCGGGTGTCAGTGCAGGTCAGAGGGGTGTCAGACCGCTTCGGCCATGGCCGGGTAGAGCAGCCGGTACACGCCGGGCTGGTCGGTGTCGGCGAGGTGGACGCCTTCGTCGGCGAGGGCGCCGAGGGTCGGGGAGACCCAGCTCCGGGCGCGTCCGACGCGAGGGCTTCGGGTGCCGTTGGTGTAGGGGCCGAAGTCCTTCGGGCCGATCGTCTCCCGTCCGGCCTGCCTGAACTCGTCGAGCATCTCCAGCAGGATGGCCAGGGCTTCTTCGGTGCTGCGGTCCTTGCCTTCGTCGGTGCTGCTGTTCGGGTTGAGCTTCCAGGTGCTGGTGGTGGGCGGGATTTCCTGATCTGCGTCGATGCCGTCGAGCTGCAGGTCGTCCTCGTCGTCCTCCATGAGTTCGCGGGCGATCTGGCTTTCGAACATGTCGTCGTCCTCGTCGGCGTTGCGGGGTGTTGCGGGGGCGGCAACGCTGGTCAGGGGTGCGTCAACCTGGTGGATGGTGCGGTTGGCGTAGGCCGCGCCGGCTGCGTTGGTGGTGGTCGGGCCTGCTTCGGTGTGGATGTAGTACTGCTGCATGACCTCCCTGATCTCGTCGTCGGTGATGGGGTCCCAGTGGCGGATCTTCATGGCGTAGCGCTCTTCGTCGACGCCGGGGGCGACGAGGTAGTGGTAGCCGGGCTTGCGGTTCTCCCAGGCTTCGGGGCGGGCGCCTGCATCGCGGACTTCGTCGGGGAGGGCCATGTCTGCTGTGGTGGAGCCCTTGACGCCGTAGCAGCGGATCCCGCCGAGCTGTTCGCGCACGTCAGTGGGCATGGAGGTGGCCGAGGGGCGCTGCTGGCTGACCTCGACGCTGATACCTGCCGAGCGGGCCTGCTCGACGATCGGTTCGAGCTCGGTGCCGCTGCGGAAGAGCTTTGCCGACTCTTCGAAGATCACGACCATGTACGGCATGCCGAGTTTCTCGAAGGCCTCGGGGGTCCAGTTCTTGAAGCCGTGCCGCCCGAGTTCGTCGGCGCGGGCGGTGATGACGTCCTGGAGAGCGGCGATCATGGCCTCGCCCCCTGCGAGGGTCGTCTCGACCCAGTCCAGGTACGGCATGATCGGACCGAGAGTCTGCTGGCCCTTGACGGGGTCACAGGCCCAGACGATGGCGTTGTACCTGGTCAGGACTTCCATGATGGCGTAGACGGTGCCGGTGGACTTGGCGGAGCCGTTCATGCCGAAGACGCCGAAGTGGGTGGCGTTGCGTCGGGCCTTCTCATCGGCCGGGTACCAGAACTCTTCCGGTCGCCCGTCTTCATAGATCCCGTTGACGATCGGTTCCGTGATGCAGCCGCCGGGCGAGGACGGGCCCGGGTAGGGGGCACCGTCGATGAGCATGTCCTTGGGTACGAAGACGAATTCGCCGCGGCTGGCGTCGTCGGCGTCGCCGCGGATACGGATGGCGTTGGGGGAAATGCCCAGCTCAGTGGCGATGTGCTGGAGTCGGCGGCTGATCTCTTCGTTGGTGAGTTCGCCCGGGGCGGTGATCTTGTATGGGGCGGTGACCTTGTTCGGCTCGACCTTCGGCTCCCCGCGGAGCGCCAGCTTGGCCTTGCCGATGGACTTGGCCAGCAGCCCGGTCTCAGTCGACGCCTTCTCGCCCGCCGGTGCGTCGGGGTTGATCCGCATGACCTTGCGGATGTTCCAGCTGGCGGCGAGGGTTGCACCGCCGATGACCAGCACTGACAGCTCGGTTCCGCCAAGCGGGTCGGCGAAGGTGGCGGTGGTCAGGTAGGCGGTGGCGGCGCCGGTGGTGATGGTGGCGTGGATGCGTCGGGCGGGGCTGGTGCCAGCGGCGCCCCACCAGGTGGCGGCGGTGAGCAGGCCGGACGCGACGGTCATCCCGATCGCTGCCGCGGCGTTGTCGGCCCAGGCTGCGTTGGCGAGGAACGTTGCCGGGACCTGCCCGGCGACTGCCAGCCAGGGCCGGCCGTGGGGGCTTAGTGCCGCCTTCATCAGGTCGGCCTTGTGGCTGTCAGCCATGGTGTCACCTCAGGTGTCAGCGGGTGTCAGTGCAGGTCAGGTGGGTGTCAGTGGAATTGCTCGACGAGGAGCAGGTAGATCGCGAACAGTCCGCCGGAGAGGGCGAGGCCGTCGCGGACGGGGACGTACCAGGAGGTGCGGAGCCACAGCGCGAAGATGAGCGCTGCGGCTCCGGCGATGACCAGGTTGAGCACGTCAGCCCCAGCTGAAGGGGGTACGCGGGGCCTGCTGGGTGCGACCCTTGCCGATCTTGTTGAGTTCGGCCTCGTACTCGCGCTGGAAAGCGGCGTACAGGGTGACGTACAGCTTGGCGATCAGTTTCTCTGCCGCAGCGATTTTCTTGAGGTGGCGTGCAACCTTGATGGCCCTGATGCGGGCCCCGGCGTGGGAGCCGGTGCTGTCGGGGATGTGTCGCAGGATGGCCATCAGGGCTTCGGCGTCCATGGCTACGCGGGTGGCCCTGTCGCGGGCTTCGCGTCGGCCGTGGTTGGCGTAGGCGTGGATGTCCTCGTTGCTTGTGAAGTCGGATCCGGGGATTGGCTTGGCGCCAGCCGCGGCAGTCGGGGTGGTTGCACCGTTGACGACGGTCTTGTTGACGGACAGCGTCAGCGGCGGCAGTACGCTGCCGGGGCTCGGCAGGTTGACGCTCAGCTTGTTGGTGCGGTTGACGGGCTGGGTCGGCCGCTGGCCCGACCCGGGCTGTCCGGGCCGAAGGTGGCTCACGGAACGGGGCTGGGGTGTCGTCACTTGGCGGTCTCCTGTTAGTCGGTCAGGGCGGGTACGTCGGCGCGGTCGAGGATCTCGGTGCGGATGTTTTTGGCGGTCGAGGTGCCGACGGTTCCGAGGCCGGCGGTGGCGATGGCGGTGGCGAACTCGTTGGCGGTCGGCTGGCGCCTCAGCCGGGTGAACTCAGCGTGGAAAACTGGCGTCGCCACTTGGACCCACTCGTCCATGGAGCGGCGCGTCTTGGCGGCCTTCCTGGCGGCCCGCTGGCTCTGCCGCGACGAGCGCGGAGCGGCGTCACTTCGGGTCGTCCTGGCGGCCGGTACGGCGGGCGTTTTGGCGGGCTGTTCCGGCGTCGTGTTGGCGGCCTCGTCGGCGCCCGCCAAATCCTGTGTGGCCTGCGCTTCTGGCGGCGTGGGAGGCGCCATCTTGGCGGGCTTCTGGCGGGGCTTGGCGGGCGCCAGCATGCGGTGCATTCGCCACAGGATCAGCGAGGCGATCGACGCCACTATGGCGATGAGCCACCACTCCGGATGACCGGTCGGCTTGACGCCAAAAAGGCCGGCGTCAGCGAGGTGGTAGATGACGTTGGTGGCGATCGTCAGTCCGATGGCGGGGGCGATGTCGCGGTGGCGCCGGAACGCCTGGATGACGTAGACATCCACGACGACCGGGAGGAGCCAGGCCACCTCGGATCCGAAGCCGACCATCCGCGCGAGCTTGTACTCGCCACTGGCGGTCAGTCCGACAGCTGCTGTGATGACGGCTCGGGCGGACCAGGTGTCGATCTTGGCGTCCTGGCGATCCTTCTTGGCGTCGGAGTTGGCGCGGGCCCGCCCCTCCCGGGCGACGGCTTCGGCGTTGTCGGTGATCTGCCGGGCGTGATCCCTGGCTGCGGTGGTGATGCGGTCGGCTTCGGCTCGGGCCTCGGCGAGGATCTGTTCAGTGTCGATGTGGGCGGTGCGCTGGGTGATCGGCAGGGGCTGGAACTCACCGAGCACGGGCAGTTCGGACATCAGGACCATCCGAGCCGGCCGCGGGCGACCCAGTACAGGGAACCGAAGAATCCGACTGCGAGGACGATAGAGCCGGCGGTCGTGGTCAGGATCCAGGCGATGGCGAGGCCAGCGGCGTTGACCGCCTGGGGCTGGGCGATGGCGAGGAGGATGCCGAGGACCCAGGCGACTGCGGCGGCGGACCGCGTGCGGGGGGTGGTCATGGCTGTGGGGTCCTCTCGGGGTTGGTCGTAGGGCGGGCGGGCCCGTCGAGGTCGCCGGGTTCCCAGATCCAGGACTCGCCCATCCAGTCGTCGGGCTCGTCGGCCTGCGGGTCGGGCGGGGGCGGGTCGCTGCGGCGCATCAGGCAGCGGCCTTGGTGTGGAGGCCTCGGATCTCGTCCAGCAGGTGCCGTTCGTCGCGGTCGATGGCGTCGAAGACGATGTCAATGGCGCGCTCGTAGTCGCCCTTGCGGCGGGCGTCGCGGTACTCGGCGAGGTAGGCGATCTCGGTGTTCTCGGACATGGCTGGTGGTCCTCTCTCAGTGGTCAGGCGGGCTAGCGCTTCGGGGGGCGGATCTCGAAGGTGACGGTGTAGTCGCCGTCCTCGTCGACCTCTCGGTCGATGACCGTGATCTGCGGCTTCTGGTCCTCGGGCTGCGGCCGTTCGGGCATGACGGTGCTCCTCGGTTGGTCGTGCCGGGAGAGGGTGGTCTAGCTGCAGTGGGCTAGCGCAGAAGGCCAGGCGCGATAAGCCAGGCCGCGGGCGCCCCGCCGG